ATGATTAGTACGATTGCACAGCTTGATCCGCGTTGTAAGCAGATTCCCGACTGCTGGGTCAAGCCTTTGCATGATTGGGAAACCTATTTGAGGGCAGGCGGAGCTTCTGACGCCACGTTAACGACGCGACTTGCCCATGCCCGCCGGATCGCCAGAGCAATGAAGGTGCCACCGGCCGCCGTCCAGCCCGAAGAGATGTTGGCCTGGTTGGCGGCTCGTAATTGGGCGCTGGAGACGCGACGGTCCTGCAATGCTGCGCTGCGGAGCCTTTGGGGTTACCTCATGGCCACCGGCGCCGTTGACCGCGACGTATCGGCAGCGGTGCCCCGCGTCACGACATCGCGCGGCAAGCCAAGGCCCCTTGGCGATGTCGCTTATGGTGAGGCTTTGGCAAGCGCCGATGACCGGACGAGCCTAATTTTGCAGTTATCGGCCGAGATGGGCATGCGACGCGGAGAGATCGCCCTGGTGCACAACGACGACCTGGTGGAGGACCTTGCCGGCACATCGCTTGTGGTGCATGGGAAAGGCCGCAAGACGCGTGTATTGCCGATGACTGACAGGCTGGCCCGACGGGTGCGTAAAGCATGCCATGAAGGTGGCGGATGGGCGTTCCCAGGACAGATTGACGGGCACCTATCCCCTGGCTATGTCGGAGTATTGGCGCACCAAGTACTGGTCGCTAACAAGCTACATCAAGGCCGGCACCGCTTCGCCACGAAGGCCTTACGGTCGGGGGCCAATCTGATGGTCGTGAAAGAACTGTTGGGCCATGAGTCGCTGGCCACGACGCAGATTTACCTTGCCGTGGCCGGCGACGAACTACGCGCGGCCGTTGAGGCCGTTGCGGCGACTTAGTGCAGGGTTGTTTGTCCATTAGTCGAACGGACTAGACACAACGACTTAGCCAGGCGTACATTCCGGTGTCATGAGTGCATCTGTCGGCTGGAACAGTGTGCCACTATTTGCCGTAGTCGATGTTGAGACGACCGGGTTGAACCCTGAGCTTAATCGTGTGGTCGAGATTGCCGTCGTTCGCGTTGACGGGCGCGGTCGACGGATAGACGAGTGGTCGACGCGCGTCAACCCACGTCAATACGTTGGCGCTACACATATCCACGGCCTGACTGATGCTGACGTTGCTAACGCGCCAATATTCGACGACATAGTGCCACAGCTGAAGGGTTTACTTGAAAGCTGCGCGGTGGTGGCTCATAACGCCGATTTCGATATGGCGTTCATAACTCACGAGCTGGCGGCGGCGGGCTGGCGCATTGCGGATCCGGTTGTGGTATGCACCATGAAGGAGAGCGTTTCGCACTTGCCGCGCCTCGGACGTAGACGCCTTGCTGATTGCTGCGCGGCCTGTGGGGTCGAGTTGACCAATGCACATTCGGCACTCGGTGACGCCCGCGCGGCAAGCCTTTTACTTGCCCGGTACCTGGCCGACGGAAGACTGCTTGGTATGGAACCGTCAGAAGTGCTTCGGCGAGCAGGTAGTTCAACCTTCACCACGGCTGGCGTTCGACGGTATTTCTATACGGATCCGGATCGTCTTTACGATCGTATTCAAGCATCTATCGCAGCAGCTGCCCAACGTGCGCAGTTGCCACGTCTTGCCGTACAGGCCCGACAGATACCTATCGAAGAAATTATGCCCGAAAGGGTGAGCTATCTCGGGTACTTTCAGGTTTTGTTGTCTGTTCTGGAGGATGGGTTGATCACACCCTTTGAGGCTTCCGCAATGCTGGCCACGGCTGAAGCCCTTCAGGTTGATACCAAAGAGGCCCACAAAGCGTTCGTTAGAGCTTTGGCCAGAGCCGCGGTAGATGATGGCATTGTCACGCTGGCTGAGCGGGACGAGCTCAGCGAAGTTGCATCACTTCTCGGCCTGGCCCCGAGTGCGGTAACTGAAGCTCTGAGAGATGCTCGTGCTGCTCGGTTGCACCGGCTCAGTACTGGCCTGCCGCCGTTGCCGGATGACTGGCAATGGGGTGAACCGCTTCGAGTTGGCCAATCAGTCGTGTTCACAGGGTGCGATGAAGATGAACGGACGCAGCTTGAGTCCGAAGCGTGGCGGGCTGGTGTTACTGTTGCAGGGCGTGTGGCTGGCAATACGGTTATGCTTGTCACCGACGGGTCGTTCGTAGGCGTCAAGACGGATGCGGCTAGAGGCAGGGGGACTCGTGTGGTTACGCCTGCATTGTTTCGGTGGTTACTCAAGCACATCCAGCCATACGCGGACATGCATGCCGCGTCAGCGTGATGGTGCCCGGCGTTCCATGGTGGTGACGCGTTTGCCTAGTTCGGTGAAGTCTTGTCGGACGATTGTGACGTCTTCGCGGATGCTGCCGACTTGCCCTTTGATGTCTTGTAGGTCGGTGCCGAGATGGTTGAGTTTTTCGGTGATCGCATCGACGGCACCGCCGATGCGGCCTTCGGAGCCGTGGTTGGTTTTCTGGTCTTCTTGGATGGTTTTGGCGCGTCGCGCGGCGACAGTGGAGGAAATGAGAGCCGCCAGGCCGCCGAAGCCTCCCATGGCGGCTAGCGCATCCCACACCCACATCAGAGTATTTCCGGCCGGTCGGCGCCAGACGCTGCCTCAGGCGTTTCCGTCCCGTCGGCGTCAGACTGTGCCTCGGGCGTTTCAGGTGTCGGGCGGCCGTTGGTGAACCATTCGATTTTGTCGTAGATTCCGGTCGGTTTCAGCAGCGCGAACGTCACATGGCAGGCCGCGATCGCGACACTGATACCGGCGACCCAGTCGAGGGTGGTTTCGCTGCGTGTCTCGGGCGAGGTGAGTAGTACGAGTGTGGCGACAGCGGCGGTGACACTGATGGCGACCCAGCGGCGGGCGGTGTTGCTCCAGTCGCGTCTTAGGATCGCGGCGACGAGGAACGCCATGAAGGGGCCGAGTGCGGCAGGTAGGGTCAGTTCAGGGATGGTGAGGATAGATGTGATGTCCACGGGTGGGTCCTTTCAGTAGCCGTGTTTGTGGTCGTGGAGGGATGTTGCGACCATCCAGGCGGCCGCCAGTGTGACGGCCGCCACGAAGATGATGCCGGATGCGGTCATGCCAGGAGCAGCTTCCAGGTGACGGGCCCGCAGACACCGTCGATGTCGATACCCATAAGGGTCTGGAAGGCACGTAGGGCCCGGTCGGACAGTTTGCCGAAATCGCGGTCAACCGCCAGGCCGGCGTTGATTTTCTTGTTGAGGAGGATCTGCATTTTTTCCACCGCGTCACCGGAAGCACCGAGGCGGATGGCGGGTTTGTCGATGGCCGGCGCGGCTGGGGCCGGTGTCGGGGTAGGCGTCGGCGTTGAGGGTGCTGTGGTGATGTCGGCGTAGTCGTTGACGGCTTTGGCTAGGGCGATACCGATGGCTTCGACGTTGCTAGTGATCCATCGGGCGTCGGTGGGGTTGTCGTGGAAGGCGATTTCGACGAGCACGGCGGGCGCGTTGGTGGCTTTCAGTTCGGTGAGTTTGTTGTCGGTTTTGATGCCACGGTTGGGGCCGGGATAGATTTCCATGATGCGCCGGTTGACGGCTTGGGCGAAGCGGAGGCCGTTGGCTGATTCTGGGTAGCAGAAGGTTGTGGTGCCGCGGGCTTGACCGTTGGCACCGTCGGAGTGGATCGCCAGGTACAAGTCGACGCCGAGACGGTTCGCTTCGACGGGGCGGGTGCCTTCTGCGGTGCCGTTGCCGATTGGTGTGGTAAGCCCGGCACGGAACACTTGGTGCTGCTTGGCGAGTTCGCGTTGAGTGACGTCGGCTACACGGTTCATCCAGTCGCGTTCAGTGCCGCCAACACCAGACCAGTAGGGGTTGTCATTTTGGTTTGAGGGGCTGAGATAGATTTTCACGGGTGTTTCCTTTCGGGGCTATTTGTTGTCCGGGTCGTCAGGGATGTTGGTTGGAGTGTTGCCGGTTGGGGCTGGTTGTTGGATGCGTAGGATCGCCAGTTGGAGACGGTGGTTCGCGGCTTCGGTGACGAGGTCTTGGAGTTCTTTGATGACGAGGTCGGGGTTCATTGTTGGGTTTCCTTTGTTTCGCGCCGTACGGGGGTGATTGATGCGAGCCAGGCGTCCCGTTTCGCGGCTACGGCTGCCGTGTAGTCGGGTTTCTTCAACGCTTGGAGTGCTGGGTTGGTTTTGTGTTTCCCAGGGTCGGGTATGCCGAGGCGGCTACGGGCTTTGCCTTGCGCGGCCAGTGCTTTTGGTGAGCGCATGGCTTGAGCGCGCATCGAGGGGCCGGCGACCCCTTGCCCGGCCGTGACGTCTTGGCCTTTGCCAATGTTGCCGTTGTTGGTTTTTCCTGTCGTTACAGCTTCGGCCTGGGCCTCGTCCAGGGCGGCGATGAGCGCGGTTTCGGTTTCGGCCCACAATTCAACACCAGGGTCAGGCTGGTCACGGATCGTGTTGATAGCTTCGACGATCTCGGACGGGTCGTCCAAGCCGAGCAGGGCGCCGTAGGTGGCGATCGCGTCTTGGGGGATGATGCGGACGTTTTGTATCCCGGATTCGTCGATACCAAGGTCAAGGATGATGGCACCATCGACTGGATCTATGTTCATTGTTTAAGTACCCCTAACACGTGAACTGTTGCGGAGGCATTCGCGCCGGTTCCTTTGATCGTTACGCGGCATCCAGTGGTTGTGAGGTTCGACACCGACACTTGGCATGGTTCGACTGATTCGACGACAGGAAATGGGATACGTTTGCCCCTGGTTGTAGGTGAGTTCCACACGAAATCACCAGCCATGGAAACGGTTTGCCATCCTGACCAGTATTGGTAGGTGAACATGCTCGTGCCGCCGGCGTCCGTCGCGATCGTGCCGCGCAGATCGAGCGTCCCGTTGCTGGCCAACTCGACGCCAAGGTCCTTGATTGGGCCGTTAGAGGCATAGATTTTGAATCCTTGGCCGCGTTGTTTCAGTTCCAGACGCATTGAACCGGAGCTATTCTGTGTTTGTTCAGAGCCGAATAGGATCAGCGAGCCAGGATCACCGCCGTTACCGATCGCCGAGGCGCCGATTGTCGGCTGGGACTGGTCAGAGTTCATCCCCATATAGATCCCCGGGTAACCGCCGTAGGCGGTAGGGCTGATCTCAACATTCTTTGTGGCGGTCGTCGAGGTTTTCAGTGCGCCGACGATATCGACAGCACCCGTGGTGGCGTTGATGGAGATGGTTTTGTTACCGGACGCGTCCCAGGCGGCAAGCTCAGCTGACGTGATTTTGATGCCCCGGTTCGCGGTGGCAACAGTTTGGATGGTCGCCCCGGTGATGGTTTTCCCGTCGATAGCCCCGTCGACGATCAGGGAGCCTTCGTTCATGCGGCGAAGAATTGGCATTGATGCCCATAACGTGGCGGGCACGTTCGCGTTAAGCCTGATTACCGGGGCGATAAAGACGTTGGATCCTTTCGTTGCCGGTATCGTCATCACACCTCGGACCAGTATCCACGTGTTCGCCGCTACAGAGGCAGGAAAGTTGACTTGGGGATACACATAAGTACTGTCCTGCGCGATCACGACCAAACGAAGGTTCCCACAGGTGGCAGTAAGCGCTGCAGATGACTTGACTCTGACTGAATACTCGTACTGTTCACCGGGCGAGGCCGACACGTTGAACGCTTTACCGCGATCTACCCATGCGGACTTACCGCCGGTCCAAATACAGTCGCTATCGGCTGCTTGATTGGGGGCACGTGTCAGCGCAGCGAATCCGTCATAACCTGATAGATCAACTGTTATGCCGGCTCCGAGGCTCCAAAGAGATGTCAAGGCGGCATCTGTCACTGTGACGAACCCTGGGTCCGGGATGAGGTTCGCTGTGGAGCCGATCACGATTTTGTCCGCTGTGATCGAGCGGACCGCGAGCTTGTCACCCGTAATAGTTCCGGCAGCGATCTTGACGGCGGTGATAGCGTTCGCGGCGATCGCATCCGTTGTGACCGCGCCCGCTTTGATATGCACCGCCTCGATCGCCCCGGCTTTAATCTCTGCAGCAGTGATCGTGGCGGCCGCAATCTTCGCCGCTGTCACAGCACCCGCGGCGAGTTTGTCTGTGGTGATCGCATTCGCGCCGATGCGGGCCGCGTCGAGTGTGCCGGCAGTGATTTTTCCGGCGTCCAGGTTCGCGATGATCTTGTTGTCCAACTGGGCTGACTGCCAGTCTTGGCCGACCCCTGGGGCGGTTTGATTCCACTGAGCGATCACATTCCCAGTGGTGGTGTCATGTTGGAACCACGTTGAGCCGAACGTGGCCGCCATCGATGGTGGCAAACTGGAGTGGTAGATAGCCGGTACCCCAGCCATTGCTGGGCCGACCGCGGTACGGGCATAGATCGGGCCCGGTATCCACTCACACCCATCTATTTCGCCATCAAAATACGTCCCCACCGTTGAGGCTTTTTCGATCAGGATGGCGTCAACATCCAGGGTAAACCCGGCGGGCAGGTTTTGTGAGGTGGTCGCCCAATACATGTGTGGAATCGCCCAGGCGATTGTTGCAGCTGTTTCAGTAACGGTTGCCGATATGCGTGTCCACACGTTCGCTGGGCAGGTTACGGTAGTTGGCCCGGGACGGTGCGCGGCGCCGCCGCCTGAAATGTTGTATACGTAGATGCCGGCGCGAAGTTGAACCACAGCAGACGGGCGGACATATAGGGAGATGGTGACGGTTTCGCCAGCTTTGAAACTGAATGTCGAAGTGCCCCAAAGAGATTGGTACAAGCAGTGCTGGTCACCCGATGGGGTTGTTGCCGCTGCGGCGAGCGTGGCGCGCTGCACAAAACCCGCCCCCGATGGTGTACCGGTCGCTGCGACACGCGTAATCGCCGGGGCGACACCACCCCACTGCGCAGCCGCCACATTCCCGAGCGGGTTAATGCCGACCGACACACCACCCACATCGACACACCGTGACAAAGGCGCATAGTTGATTCGGCCAGTCGAGATCTGACGCACCGGGGTCGTCCATGGTGAACCCTGCAATGTGGTGCCGGCGATCTCTGGGCCGATGAACGGACCTAGGATCGGGCCCGGTTCCATCATGAAAGCATCAACATCCAGGGTGAACCCGGCCGGTAACGCCTGGGCTTTCACCCAATCGACATCAAAATACACAAAAGTCGCCGCGGCCGGCGCGGTGCCCGTCACCCACAAACGTGTCCACACCCCAGCCGGGCAAGTCACATCCGGCCCGTTCGCAGGGGTTTGTCCAGAACCAGACGTGTTGATGTATTGCGCCTGAGCACGCAACAACACTTGGATCGAGGGTCGTACATAGATCGAGAACGTGTGCACCTCAGACGGAACAACCCGCGGGAACGTGCGAAACGCATCACGCACACAGGCCGCATAATCCGCCCCGGATGTGAAAGCCGCTGCAGCCGTGTAGCGATGTACCCATCCACCCCCTGACGGCGTCCCCTTCTCTGCTGAGCGGGTAACCGTTGGGGCGGTGCCACCCCACTGCGCCGCCGAATTGCCAAACGCGTCAATAAACTGGGTCGCCCGCGGAATCGGACACAAATTGATCCGGCCATCACCCAAAATAGACGCAGCAGCAGCAGCAGCAGCAGCAGCCGACGCCGCATCCATGATCGCCACATCCGCTGTGGCCTGAGCCCCCGCCGCCACACCCGCAACCTGAACGACCTTCACACCAATACTCTCAACCGCTACAGCAGCCTCATCCACCTGACGTAACGCCTCCGCCACATCGTCAACCACACCAGCAACATCCTGGCGTGCCTCCGCCAACTTCCCCGCTGTGTCGTCCAGTTTCTTATCCAAACCGTCCAACTCGATCACAGCCTCAGCCACCTGCCCCGCGACCCGCTCAACCGCACCAGCCTGACGATCCGCTACCCGGACTGCCTGCCCGGCCGTCGCGGCCGCGCCGGCGGTGTCTTTGACGGTTTTGGCGATGGTGCCAGCCAATGTGCTGCGTTGCGCGCCGAAGCTGATCTGGCTTTGCGACGGGTCGGCCAGGTGTTGTTTCATTTCGACGGCGGTCATGGGCTGGTTGTTGATGCCGAGGGGCGGGATACAGAACGGCACCTGCTGGCCAACCCGCCAGGCAGCTTTGGTGCCATCGACCAGGTGTGCGTCGATCGCGGCGGCGGTCATGGTGACGGAAAGCAGTTTCCGTTCGTCGACGGCGGTTTGGGCGCGGCGTATCAGGTTGTCGGGGTCGTGGACGTCGTCCCAGGTTTCCGAGAAGATCACACGCCCGTAGAGAACTTCGACGTCATGGTCGGCGGCGCCGTAGTGGGGCCGGCTTGTGTGGTCGTCATACAGCCAGGTCGCGCCGGTGACGGATCCGTCGACGGTGACGCGTTCCTCGGGCCGGTTCGGGTCGTATTCCTCGTCCTCGGCCGGTTCGATGACCGCGCCGAACGGCTCGCAGGCGGTGGCCAGTGACGCGCCCGACACTGTTTCGGTGAACTCCAGCAGATTCTCACCAAACACAATGCCCTGCGCTGAAACTGGCCCTGACGTCGACGTCCAGTTCAACACCCTGGCCCCGATCGGGCCCGCCACTGACAGATACCCGCCAGTCGCGGAGTCGCATGTCGCATCGGTCAGCTTGTCCAGCGTCGACGGCCAGGGCGCCGCCAGGACGGCCCGCACGATGTAGTCGTTCGGGTCGAGATCCGACGAGACTTGCCCAACACCGATCCGGCGGGCCGGATCCATCTGGTTGTTGTGATTGGCCAACATCAACCCGATCAGGCCGGACGGCGGGCCAGCCCATTCGAACCCCGGCTGGATTGAATCGTTGAACAGCGCAAGGTCACCCTCGGCCAGCACGTCAAGCCACAACATGTCGGGGCGTTTCGGCTCGAGCGCCCGCCCGACGAACAACGGTTCGACCCCGCCGTCCTCTTCGACATGCAACCAGGTGATTCGTGGTTTGATCGTGCCGGCATACCGATGGCCCGGGTTGAGGCGGAATGTCAGCGACGGAACCGCGTTCAGACTGGTCGTCAACACCGGATCCAGCAGCTGCGGCTCCGGTAGGGACGAGTCGAACATGAGGCGACGGCTCGCCCAGTCGATGTTGCCGCCGATCTGATCAGCTGCCCATATCCGGTAGATACTCATAGCAGTGCCCCTTCCCGCCAGCTGAACGCCACCGTGGCGGTGCCGGTGACGGTGACCGGTGTGGGGTCCACGGTGGAAAGGCGCAGCCCGTCTAGACGCCCGGTGAACCCGGCTTTCAGTTGCCATGTGGTGCCCGACGCCGTCACTGTGACAGCGGCGCCGGTGACTTTCACGGCCGGGGACACAGCTATCGGCACTGCCGGCAGCACTGCGTTGGCGCCAGCCGGCGACCCGGCCACCGAGATGACCGTGTCGGTGTCGTTCCACCGCCACGGATCCACACTGGCCTGCAGTTGCAGCCCGGCGACCGTGCCATGTGTGGTGCCGCCAGTCAGGGCGAGGCGGCCCCGCCAAAAGCCCGCACGGCCGTCCACGTTGATATCAGCCACCTGGCCGTGCCAGTGTGTCAACAGATCCCGCAGACGAGCCTGTGGCGTCTTGTCCCACACCAGGATTTGCGCATCCAAAGTGCGCATCTCAAACATCGGGGCGCCGCCGGTTAGGGCGGTGGACAAATCAAGCGAACCGTGAGCGCCCGGCACATCGACCATCACGGTTTTCGTGACGGGTTCACTGATCGTGGCGAACACAACCACCGCCCCGTCGACGTCGGCGTGATTCAGCTGAAGAGTAGGCATTAGACAGGTAACCCCCTCCCAGCCAGGACGGCGAGATCCGCGTGGCCACGGTTCTGCTTCGGCAACAACAAATCAGAGATCGCCTGGGCGATCTGCTCACGGCTCATCTGATTGTCCGGGCCGGCGGCAAGGCGGCTCAGCAACGCAACAATCTGGATCAGCAGCTCGACGAGACGGTCGATGCGCGGGTCGGAGTTTTGCTGGGCGAGGCGCGCCTGCATCTGCAGGATCATCTTGTTCATGCCAGCCGTGTCAACCACCGACTCGGCCCGGCCCGCCTCAGCCAGCACTGCCAGCGTGCCGCCCGCGCGCGGCAATATCGTGGCACCCTTAGCCAGATACGGGATGTAAGGAATCTGGATGCCGAACCGTTGCCCGCCGTATTTCGGCACCCAGGACGGGATAGACACCGAAATCGAGTTCAGACCGCCGATGGCTGAGTTAATCAGCCCGATAACGGCGTTGATCGGGGCTTTGATGATCCCGGCGATTGACCCGAACGTGGTGGAGAAGAAGTCCTTGATGCCGTTGGCCATATTGGACGCCGCGTTGGAGATCCCGTCCCAGACCCGCTGCAGCAGATCACGCAGCGCATCAATCGGTGTCATGACCGCGTTCTTGATACCATCCCACACAGTAGACGCCGTGGAACGGATACCGTCCCACAAGCCGGTGACGAAGTTCTTGATACCATTCCAAGCATTCTGCAGGCCGCTCGTGATACCGTCCCACAGGCGGGTGAAGAAGTCCCGGACGGCTTCCCAGGCGGTGGTAAGTGCCGAGGTGATATCTTCCCAGAGTTTTGTGAAGAAGCCGGCGATGGTTGTGCCGATCGTGATGAAGAAATCGGCTACCGATTGGAATATGACAACCGCAAGGTCGCACGCTTTTTGCCATACCTTCTTGATCCAGGCGACGACCGTGTCCCAGTTGTCGACCAGCCATAGGATGCCTGCGACGAGAAGAGCGATCGCAGCTACGAGCGCGACGATCGGCGCTGCGGCGGCGATGGTGCCGGCGGCAGCTGACCAGGCCCCAGCCGCCCATGAGAAGAAGGCTGGCACCAATATGGCTGTGATGCCGACGCCGACGCCCAACAGGACGTTTTCATGGTCAACTAGCCAGCCGATGGCTTCGCCAACCACTTGGCTGACAGCCCCCACCGCGTCGATTACCGCGCCCAGTATGGGGCCGGCAATGTCGATCAGGTGAGCGATTGTTGGGCCAAGTTTCTCTGCCAGATCGGCAACCGCGGGCAGCAACGATGTGGCTATACCTGCGCCAGCGTCGACCAGTTTTGGTAGAAGATCCTTGGCCAGATCAGCAAATTTCGGTATGACTGGTTGAACGGCGTCTTTGATGCGCCTGAACGCATCACCAACATCTGGCAGGATGCCCTTCAAAATGTCGAGAGCGATCTTCACCGGCGACAAGGCGGAGGCTACGCTGGCGATGGGGCCGACGAACTCGCCGATCGGCCCGAACGCCTCAGTTAATGGTTTGCCGGCGATCAGGTCGAGGATGATGTCTTTGGCTTGGCCGATCCAGCCGACGAGTTTCTCTGCGGCGCCGGCGAGTTTCTCACCGACAACGGCGGCTATCTTCCCGGCGGGTTCTTCCAGGTCACTGATCGCGCCACGGACGGCGTCGAGGACGGGTTTGGCGGCGCTGATGGCTGGGCCCATGAATAGGGCGCCAAAGCGTGCCAGAGCCGACTTTGTGTTGGCCAACGATGAGGTGAAAGAGTCGGTTTTCTTGGCGAATCCGCCGAATGATTGATCCATGGCCTTGTCGAGGTCTTCGAAGCTGATTTGGCCGGTCGATGCCATTTTGCGGATCTCTTCGGCGGTCTTGCCCATGGAATCCATCAGGGCCTTTGTCACTGGCACGTTGTTGTCTTCCAGTTGACGCAGCACCTGTCCTGTGACGCGGCCTTGACGGGCTGCCTCTTGGAAAGCCGGGGCTAGATCTGCGAAGTTTTTACCAGTCAGGCCGGCGGCATCGGCGACCATGCTCATAGCCCGCTCGAGTTTGGGGCCTTCTTTTATACCGGCCGCGAGGAAACCGATAGCTGACCCGGCTGCCTCGTCAAGGGAGAACCGAGTATCTTTCACTGACCCTTTGACTGACGCCATGACCTTGTCGAGGTCTTTCATGGCGTTACCGGACTCGTAGCCCAGTGCTTTGAATTGGGCGGTTGCCTCGTCGAGTTTGATGGCCCTGGCTAGGCCGCCTTGGAACACACCGTCGATGACGGTCTTGACCCCGGAGAAAGCTTTGTTGACGACGCCTTTGACGATGTCGGCGGCGAGGATCGCTTTGAAGGTGCCCATGAAGCCGTTGCCGGTGTCGGTGCCGGCTTGTTTTCCGGCTGCGGTGCCGGCGGCTCCCACTTCTTTGGTGACGGTGTCTTTGACGGTTTTGCCGAAGTTATCAAAGCTTGGCAAGACGGCGGCCCAGGCGGTGCCGACGAATGCTTTTCCTGCCATGGTCGGCACCTCCCTTGGGTCGCGCTAGATGGACTAGATGGATGAGTGTTGTTCGAAGTAGGCCAGATCCTCAGCGTCGGCAATTGGGACGGCAGGGTCGTCCCAGGGCATTGGGAATGCTTCACCGGCCAGGCCTGCGGTGATGGCGTAGAGGGCTAGGTCACGCATTGTGGCGGGATAGGTCCAGCCGACAGTGTGGGCGTGTAGCCAGGTGCCTGGTGTGCTTAGAAGGTGTTTGACGATGTCAATGGATGGCCGCCATGGTAGGCGTGTGCCGAGGTCTTCTGGGGTGAGGTTGTATGGGGCCAGGTCGAGGCGTAGAAGGGTGTCGTGCTCCAGTCTTAGTGACTGGAGCTCTTCGATTCCCCCATGTCGGCGACCCCAACGAGTTTCTGCCAGCACTCGAAGAACTTGACTGTGAATGCCATTGCGGCGACGAAGCCTTTCGACCGTATCTGGTCGGCTTGTCTTGGGCCCATCAATGTGAGCAGGGCATCCATTTGGCCGATTGAGTCGCCGTCATCGAGGCCATCCATGGCGGTGATGAACTTTTCGTACGGTATTTCGAAGCTAACTTTGACCCGCGAGAGGTCCGGGAATTGTGCGGCAAGGGATCGTTCGATGATCATGAACCTGGGTCGTAGTTGTTGTTTGGCCTGCTCGATGGCGATGTCTTCGTCGTAGGGTGTGTCGAAGTTAAGTAGCTCGAGTTCCAGGTCGTCGGCGGTCGCGAGGCCTGGTGTGTCGTCGTTCATTTGGGTTGTCCTTTCAATGGTTGGGCTGTCTTGGTGATTTGGTTGGGGCGGCGGGGAAGACAACCAAAACCCGCCGCCCCAAGTAGTTACTGCTCTGCAGAGCCCGTCTCGGTTTTGGCCAGTGGTTTCGGGGCGGGTGTGCGTTTCTCGATCGCCTCAATCCGGGCGAGGGCCTCGGTGATAACTTCGGAGATGTGGTTGAGCGCGGCGGCGATCGCTGTGCGGCTCATGTCGTTGGGCTGGTAGTCCATGGCTACTTCTCCTCGGTGTCGGCGGCGGGGGCTGGGATAAGCCATTCGCGGTATTTTTCGCCGTCGAAGAGGGGGCTGGGCAGCCATTTGCAGGTGACGGTGCGGCCTTTGACGCTGCCGCGTTCGTCTTTGTCAGTTGCGACGGCGGTGATGATAGCGACGCCGTTGCGGCGCCGGATTGTTTTGTTTTTGAACATGGTTTCTTGCCATGCCAGGAACGGTTCTTTGCGGAACGCGTCGGAGACGAGCATCGAATTGTTGTCGTCGAGTGGTTTCCCGGCGACGAACTCGACGACGCCGGGGTCGTTTTGTGCTAGGCCGACGGTGAATCCGAGGGTGGCGTCGCCGGCGAGTTCGTAGCCTTCCTGGAAGAATTGTTGGCTGTCACCGCCGTCGACGGTGTCTTCGACTCCGCCATCGGATTTGAACAGGCCCAACTTGGTGTAGTCGGGGTAATCTTCGACTAGTTTCAGGTCGCGATCGTTGCCGTCAGCGGCGCTGATGACGTTTTTCTCATCGACTGGCGCGTGTGCAACCGCGCCGGTTATGGGGATGGCAACGGCGGTAATGTCGTTGCCTTGGGAGTCTGCAGCCATGGTTGGTGGCCCCTTTCGATTGGATTTGGATATGGTTCGGCCCTGGCCCGCCCTGGACGTATCAAGAGGGCGGGTCGGGGACGTTCAGGTGGCAGAGCCGATGACTTGATATTCGATGGTCATGTAGCGGCGGGCGATATCTTGTTTTTCACGGATCGCGGTGATTCCGCCGATCGCTGACACTTTCGTGACAGGTGACCCGGCGGCGGTGGCGATTTCGGGCCACTCCGTCAGGATTGCCATGACTTGGCGGCCTAGGTCGTTGGCTGGCTGGTCGTCTTGACGGGTGCCCGCCAAAACCGATACCCCGACTTGCCACAGCCATTGGCCGTAGTCGTCGGCGGGGCCGCCGTCACAACGGATCACGACCAGCGGGCCCGGGCCGGTGTAATCCTTGCCAGGTTCTTTGTTGGATACTTCAACAGATGGCCGGCCCGGCCGGTTGAGTTCGTTGCGCAGATAGGTGCATAGCCATAGTTCAAGATCGGGTGGCAGGACACGCATCGTGGTTATCCTTTCAACGCCCGGGCAAGGGTGCCGCGTTTCGATTCGACTCGCGCGGCATAGTCGCCGGTCGCGACAACAACATGGCCGGCATGCCGGTCGCCGGCGCCTTTGCGTTTCAGTTTGGTTTGCTTGATAACGTGGACCGCTTTGCCGTAAGCCGGTTTTTCGGCGGCGCGGGCGCGGGACGCCACCGCTTCCGCGATCGGCCCGGTTACACCGTTCAGGCCTGACGCGCAGGCCTTCTCGACGTCGGTGACCCAGTTCGGGTTGTATTTCCATGTTTGGGTCATAGCGTTTCCTTGCTAGCCGACTGGCAGCTCCAAATCGGCGACGGTACCGGGTCTCCATCCGGTGAACGGGCTTGACGACGCCGGGGTGACGGCGGTGATGATCCACACGGTTTCATCGGCGGTGCGCTGGATCCGCCAGCCGGGTCGTAGCTCGATGACGCCTGGTACACCGATTTGGGCGCACCATGCGACCATTGAACGGACGGGGTCGTCTTCGAGGCGCGCCGGCTGATTAAGCCACGACACTTGCAGTTCGGTTTCCTGTGGTGTTGCTGTCCAGTCCGGTATTAGGGTGTCGGGGTTGTAGGGGTCCGGTTTGGTCGCCGGGACAAGCAACGTGACGGTTACCAGGTGCGGTTTGGGGAGCATCAGGGGCGGCTTTCAGTGGCGGGCGTGCCCGGGGTTGGGCATCAGGTCGATCATGCTGGCCTGTGGCCGGCGTAGGGCTTTCAGGTCTTGGCTGGTCAGATACAGGTCGCCGGTTGGGTTCGCAAAGGTGTTGGAGTATTGGAAACCGGCGAATGATTCGGATGCCTGGGTGACCGATGGTGTGTCGAGGTCGGTTTGCATGGCGCGTTGCACCATGGCGCAGGCTATGTGGCGGGGCACGTCGGGGTCGAGTTCCCCGGCATCGATGAGTGTGTCGATGCCGGGGACTCTGGCCCGGATCAGAGCTGACGCGTCGGTTAGGAGTGTGCCGGCGCGTTGCTCTTCCGATTCCCCGAGGGGCCGCCACCGCTGGGCCAGGTCGACTGTTGTGGCGAATAGTTCAGCCATGGCGGTTACCCTCCTATTCGGTAGTTGTGTCGTCGCCAATGTCGAGCATGAACGCGACGTCGCCGGCGGGTTCAGGTTCAGCTGGCTCAGTGACAGCCGGTTGGCTGGGTTTCCTGGTGCGCTTGGTGCCCTTGGGTTGGGCCTGGGCTGTGGCGCCTTGCAAGGGCGTCCATCCGAGGGATGCTAGGTGCCCGGCGGGGATACCGTCGGGCACCTGGATCGTCTCGGAGCCGTTAGTCCAGGCCGTCATCACTCGTCACCTGGCTCGGTCGGCGGCGGGGTGACGGGATCCTTGGCGGGGACGATCACGCCGGCCGGGTACGACTTGTCGGTCGATAGCCGACTTGCCGGGATGGCGACTTGGAAGCCGACGCGCATGACCAGGCGCATGGCCTTGGAGTCTTGCTGCATCAGGTTCAAGATGACCTTCCCTTCAGCGTCGGAGATGACGCCTTCGGAGAACATGTCGTAGGTGATGTCCTGGCGGACACCGACGATGAACTTCGTCCAGTCGGCAGCGATCAACTCGGCGGCAGCCGGGCTCCAGGAGCCGTTGCGGATCTCGTCGAGGGGGAAGCCGAACAGGCCGAATTGGCCGGCCGAGTTGAGCTGGGTGTCGAAGATCGGGCGGCCTTGATCGTCGCGGGCGCCGCGCAGCGTCCAGGACAAGCCCGGGCGGGTGGCGAACCCGTTGACCGCGAACCCGCCGGTGTCGATCTTGGCTGCCAGATCCGAGACGGACTTCCAGAAATCCTTGCCGGTGTCTTGGACGATATTGCCAGCAGCTGTCGCTGCTGGCACGATCGCGGTTGGCCAGGAGGCAGGCTTGCCGATGCCGAACAGGGCGGCCTGGTCGATTTTCATGCCGACTGCTTCGTTGAGCAGCGGCTGGATAGCCGGCCAGAGTGGCACGTTGGCGTCGTCGACGAGGGAGTTGGGGATCGGCACGATGACGGCGAGTTCTTCGGCGGTGATCGTCAGGTCGCCCCATTTGGCGGAGCTTGTCTGCTTGAGGCCGGTGTCGCCGTCGACCCATTCCGCTGACGGCAGCGCCGACAAGACGGGCTGCTTGTAAACCTTCGAAGACATTGCGGTCTTCTTGGCGCGGGTCAGAATCACGGACTGCGCGGCGGCGCCGGTGATGATTTCGGTGACGACTTGGTCGGGGATGAGCGCGGCGGTGATGTCGCTGCGGCCGATGATGTTGTTGACAGCCATGGCTGTCTCCTTTCGGTTGTTAGCGGCCTAGGCTGGCGCGTAGCCAGTCGCCGCTGGATGGTTGTTGGGGTGTTTTACCTTCGCCGTCCACGGGTGGGACGAAGGGTTGCGCGGCGAGCAGTGGTTTCAGCTTCGCCGCGTGTGCCTGGAGCTCTTCGAGTGTCGAGCCGGCCAGAATGTCGGCGGGCACACCGCTGTCTTTAGCGACTTGGGTTTTCCACTCGTCAAGCTGGGCTTTGGTCTCGAATGCTTTGATTTGGGCTTTCAGGGCAGCGATCTCGTCGGCGGTTTTCTGCGTCTCTGTTTTGCCGGCGTCTTCGATCTCTTGCAGTTTCTTGACGGCGGCGTTGTTGGCTTTGGCGCGTGATTCCCAAAGACGGGATTGGGCTTTCCAGTCGATTTCTTGCTTGTCTGGGTCGTCGTGCGTCGGCTCGGCCGGCGGCTGGGGGGTGCCAGTTGCCGAGGTTTGGGCAGGGTCGAGTAGAGGTGTGCTCATTGTGGGTTCCTTTCGGTGGCCGCCGGCGGTATTGCCCCGTACGGGGCTGGCGGTAGATATGGGAAAGCCCCGGGCCTATTCAGGTTCCGGGGCTCGGGTGAAGGATCGGGCTAAGCGGGTTGCGTCGTGAGCCATTCTTCGACGTGGTTGGCGACGCCAGCTTGCTTGAGGTCCGTCGGTAGACCATTGAGGAACTGTTTGATGACTTGGGTGTCTACGTTTCCATAGCCGTCAACGACGTCGTCTAAGGCTTCAAGTGCAGCCAAGTCCCATTCGCCTGCACGCCAACAAGAGGCGATGCTTTCGGCGGAAGGCGACGACCCGACTTGGTCGAGAATCGCTTTGGCTTGTGCCTCGCGGTTGTCCATGGTGCTCATTCTACTCGTCTGGATAGGCTGTGACGATAAACCAGCCGTTGTTGCCGTGCCTGGCTTTCACGACGATGGTTTGCCCGTTGACCGTCAATCGCCATTCTTTCTCAGACTTGGTGTCTCGTGTCAGGGTGCCCTTGGTTATCGTGTCGAAGATGGCGTTGGCAATGTGGGTGTCGGCGTTGAAGTGCGGCTTGTTGTTGTTCGCATCCGGGCCGTGTTCATCGTTGATGTGCTGCCATCTGTCGCCAGACATCGGGTTGAGCCATTCGGGCCAGTCGTCGGCGCCACCCAGCAGGATCGAGGGCGGGGCAGGCGGTTTGCCGGCACCGCCGCCTGTACTGGAGGATCGGGTGGCGTTGTCGTGGTGGGCGTTCTCTTCGGTGCCTTTTCGCATTTTGGCTAGGTCGCCGCCGGCATTGTTGTAGTCGGCTAGGTAGGGCTGGTAGTCGTAGCCGTCGATTGAGCCGGGGCCCCATTGCGGGATGGGTTGGCAGTGGCAGTCGCCGTGGTAGCCGTCGCCGCTTCGCCAAGCGGTTTCGCGCGTCGCATAGACGTAGCCGCGGGAGGCGAGCATCCGGCAGAACGCGCACGGGTTAAGCCCCATGGGCACTCGGGCGTAACGCGGACGGGCAGGGTCTCGGCGTGTCGATTCGAGTAGGGTCTGTCGACCGGGTTGTTTGATGAGCCGGTCGAGTGCGGCGTTTAGGATCGTGAACGTGGCGCCCGGGTTTTGTTTCCACAAGCCTTGGTTGACGGCGTAGCTGGTGATTGACTCGATTTGGCTGGCGGGTGCGGTGTCTTGGGCGAGCGCGAAGAACCGTCCGGTCACATCGTTGTCGTAACGCATCTGGTCGTACCAGTCGGCGGTGACCGTGGCGCCGATTGATCCGTACTTGTCAGCGACGGCCTGGATCGTTTCCGTCAGTGCTGCTTCGGCGAGTTTGTAGTTGGTCAGGTCGAGGCGTCCCCAGATCGTGTCGAGGTCAGCGCGGGCCCGCCGGACGAGCTCGTCCATGCCGGCTGACAGCCGCCGCGCGTCATCGATAGTCGGCATGGACGGGGCCTTTCATTTGGGGGTGGTGCAGGTGTCGCGGCGGCACGGATTTGAACCGGCGATCTCTTCGACGGGACGCCGTCGATGCTCTGCCAAGCTGAGCTACGCCGCTTCCTGCACCACGTCTTGTTGGCCCGGTCCTATGGCGAGCAGTTGCTCGAGCGCGGTTTGGCCGCGGGCTTTGCGCATGTCGGCGGTCAGCCGCATGATCTTGGCGTCGTCTAGGCCGTACATTTCGAGGGCGACCTCGGAGTTGGCGGCTTCGGGGATGGCGGAAAGGAACTTCGTCGCGGCGTCGGCGGCAGACACCGGGGATGGGGTGGCCGGGTTGAGCCATTTGACGCGAGCCCGACGCAGCGCCTCGGGCGGTTCGGTCTGTTTGTCGCGGAGCATGACGGCGGTGGTGACGAGTTGGCGGATCTGGGTGCCCCAGATGCGTTCAGCTGAGATGGCTTCCATGACGAGGGATTCTTTCGCGGCATAGATCGCTTCGGCGGAGCTGGGGTTGTCGTGGACGATGCCGAGCGCATCGAGCGGCAAACTGGCCTCAGATGCCATCAGCGCCGCGATGGCGCGGAGGTGATCGAAGTGGGGCGTCATGGACACTTGCGCGAACTGGCCGAGTTCGGGAAGGTTACTGTCCTCATCACGGCCGAGGGCGAGCATGTGGCTCATGACGGCTTTCCAGCGGTCGAGTTTGAAGCGATCCTCGTCGACGCCGAGCGCGTAGCGTTGGGGCGACGCGAAGAACTCGGCGTGAGCTTCGCTGCGTGCCAGTGTGCGCATGGCGGCGTCGGTCAATGCCATGACGGGGCGGGAGATTCGCGGGGATCCGAATGGTTTGGTCAACTCTGGCCGGTAGGCCAGCATGACAGCTTGGCAGCGGCCCGTCGGGTTGACAGCGGTTTCGGGTTGCCATTTGCCGTTGGCCATGAACGTGAACGTGGTGACATGATGGCGGGAGTACCAGGCGATCTTGGCGGGGTAGCCGCGGCTGTCTTCGTCGATGATGGACAGGCAGTCGGTGAGCCTGCTGGTGACCGCGTCCCAAAGCCCGGTGGCGTGGGTGGCGGGTTTGGCTGTCACGACGACGTCGGGGTCGTCTGTGCCGGGGCGGCCGCATTGGACGATCAGGAAGCTGCACGAGTGGACGAGAGCCGACGTGACGGCCAGCGGCATGGTTGCCTCGATCATGGCGTCGGCGAGTAGGTCGTTGACTTTCAGGTCGTCGTTGTCGTCTTGGGTGGCGATGCCGTCGAACATGATCCGGCTGGCCAGCGACGTGACGGCCAGCGCGGGCCAGCCGAGTACGACGTTGATGTTGCGCATTTCGGGTGGCAGTGAGATGCCGAAGTCTTTGAGCCAGTGTTTGGCTTCCCAGTATCGGGTCTGCACCTGGTTGCGAGCCCTTTTCGCGTAAAGCTGGGCGAGCATGTAGTCCAGGTCGGTTTGACTGGTGCCGGCCGGCGCGTGCAGCCCGGTTGGGGCTTTGATGTCGAGCGGCTGGCCGGTGCCGAACAGGATATCGACGGTGTCTGCCATGTTGTTCCCTTTTCGGCTAGTAGCTGACGTATTGGCGCCGCCCGGGGTGGCGTTTTGTGGTTTTCGCGGCCCAGTGGGCCAGGGTTGCGGCATCGAGGATGGCGGTGTCGGTGGCGCCGTTGATGGCTAGCCAGCCCCAGCCGCCGCGGTTGCCGATGAGGCGCCGGCCGGCGTGGGCGACTTGGTCGTCGAGGCCGGGCTGGTCGATGTGGGTGACATCTTGGCCGGTGATCGCGTCGAGCATCATGGCATGCCCGGTGATGGCCTGTTCGGTGGTGGGTAGCCAGATCAGCCTGTCTGGGACGCCGGCTTCTTTCAAGCGGGCGGCGAGCATGCCGGCGCCGGCATAGCCGTCGATCACGATTTGTGCGGTCTTGTCGGCCCGGGTAGCGAGCCAGTCGACCAGGCCGGTAAGCCCGCCGATAACGGGTTTGTAGGTTAGGGCTTCGATGTGGATCGGTCCGGCGGGCGGTTTCAGGGCGGCCGCGAGGGCGTAGGTTCTGCCGTCGCGGGTGAACTTGATGCCATAGCTTACGACACCCTCGGCCGGCGCCTTTTTGACCAGGCAGGCCGACCAGGCGTCGGCCGGGATGACGGGCTGGGCTTCGGCTTTCTGGTCCCAAATGCCGAGGGCTTCGCGGCGGAAGTCGGCTGGGTTTGGGAAGTTCTTGCGCAGACGGTTGATCGCGTCGTCGCTGGTGTGCTCGGGATAGGACGGATTTGCTTTCGCCCATTGCGTCTTGTCTTCAACATCGGCGTCCGGATCAGCGGAGAACTCGATGTATAGCCCGTCTGGTAGGTCGCCGGCTAGAGCCTTGGATCGTTGCCATGAGAATACCTCAGACGGGTCGGTCGGTTTCGGCGGGGTACCGGCCAGGATGACTATCGGGTTGCGACCACGGTTAGCGGTCGGCATCATGTCGGCGAAAGCTTTGCTGGTCAGTATCTGGGCCTCATCGAGGACGAGCCCATCCATCTCGGGAAGGCCGCGTCCGAAGCCGTGCTCGCGGCTACCAAATCTGGTAGAAGATCCGTTGCGGAATACAATCACCTGATTGCCGGCGCCGCGTGAGACTTTCGCGATGTACGGTTTGAACAGATCCAAGTTGGCCAGTGCGGCCATCCTCTGGAAGGAGTCGTTGGTGGTCACGTAATGGTGCGACGTCCATATCCAATCCATTCCGGGGTGGGCTAGGCATTGGGTGAACACGACCCAGCGGATGAGGAACGTCTTGCCAGCCTGCCGACAGATCGAGATCGTGTTCAGACCAACTGTTGAAGCGAAATGGCCGGGGGCATCGAGGCCGAGGATCAGTTTTCCTAGTTCCTCTTGCCAAGGGTCAAAAACGGCGCCGGCACGATCGCTCCATTTTGTCGTGAGCGACCATTCGCTGGCGATGATCGCGGGCGGGTAGATAAGGTGGCGGGCGTGGCTATCCAACGCGGGCAGGAGGTCTGAAGATGAGTAGCTCGGTTTCTTGGTCATCTTCGGTTTCCTGGGGTAGTGCCTGTTGCTTGGCCGTGTTGACGATGGATCGGACTTCACGCATGAGGTCGAGTAGTTTCGCGGCCGCAGACGTGTGCTGGGAGCGCTGGTCAGCTAGATCAAGGATCTCTGCCATGTCGACGGCTGCCTTGGCGATTGCTGGGCAGTGGGTGAACGCGTCGAGTTTCGTCAACTCGATTAGGACGTTCTGCCTGGTGTCCATTGAGGAGTAGCCCTCAAATCGCTTGTAGCGTTCGGCCAGTGCCTTGTCGAGGGCGGCGTGGGTCGTTGGCATCCCGGGTAGCACACCGCCGGTGTCGGGTTCCCTAAGCAGTTCGGCTTGGGCTTTCTTGCGGGCTCGGTATCGGCGGCGGTACTCGCGTTCTTCGTCTCTGGTGCGTGGCTTCGGCATTGTATTCCTCGGCTTGATTTGTCCTGCCCGACGGTCCTGCCTGAGAAAATCGGCCCTGCGCGGATGGAGGTGCCCTATGGGGCGGGGAGGGGGCTACCGCCCCCTGTCACCAGGGGCGGGATACCGGTAAGGCGACCGGGCGTCGTTTTGCTGGTATGCCCGTCGGCCCGATTCGGTCGGATTTTTCTTGGTTGCAGATCCGGTGCATCAGGTGGCAGTTCGATCGGTCGACTGGTGAACCGCCGGCGGCGACGGGGATTGTTTCGTCGACGACTGGGCTGAGTGGGTGCCATCGGCCGTCCGGCATTTTCCCGAGGGTCTTGTCGACCGGACGGCCGCATGGCGGCCAAGCGCAAACGTCTTCCTCAGCCAGCACCTGGGCGACGACCTGGCGGCGACGCCATCCATTCGCCCGTCGCGGGTTCGATCTCGAGTTCCCCATCGCCGATCATTCCCCTGGAAACGAAAAGACCCCGGATGGTCCGGGGTCTCAATCAATGTCCGGGCACGCCGGAACGTCAGGTTGTTACATTACTCGAATCGGTTCATCAAATGCAATTCGGTCGCCACATCGGCGTGTCGCGCGCGTTCTGTGGTTGGGAAACAAACTCAAGTTCTTCCCAGCACACCACCAAAGTCCGGTAGGTAATTCGGGGACAAGGCCCGTAAGGGCCGCGTCAGCAAATTCAGGTTTGCACTCACGTAACTTAACTGGGACTGATACTGATACTAGGGCTGGGTCTGGGACTGGGTGCATGCACGCGCGCGAGTAACGCGTTACAGTGCGTTACATTTAGCGTTACACATGCGTTACTAACTGCGTTACATTTCTTGGACACAACAAAGCGCAGGACTCATGTCCTGCGCTCAGATCGCTATCATCATCTACGGTCAAATAGTCAGTGCTGCGTTACATAAGCGTGACATCAAGCGTTACATTTCGCGTTTGTCAGCGTTACATAGTGCGTTACATCACGACGCGTTTCCAGCCTCCTTTTCTGCCTTTTCTTTGTCCCGGTGACGGGCCACTCGCTTGGCGGCCAGGCGACGCTTGCGCAAACGTTCGGCGGCCGTCAGGTTCCAGTCTTGCCAGTCGTGCATCATCCAGCCGCCGTCGACGACGTCCCACAAGCCAACCTCCACTAGGCGGTCGGCCAGCGCCGGTTTCGCCTTTAATGTTTCAGGTAACTGGGACGGGATGAACCCCTGCTTGTCGAACGCGCAGCTCCACGAGTTCGCCAACACCCACAAACCCATCGCCTCAAGGCCTGCAGCCATAGCTTTCGGATGCCCGAACAGACGGTCATCCACTGTTGCGAACCCCATCACGGCCTCCGTGGTCCATGCCACGCCTGACGCGGCCGCGAGCGCCGGCACAACACATCCAAGTCGTCAAACCTGTAACGCGGCGGATACGACCCGACCAAAGGCACAAGACGAGCTCGATGCGCGGCTAGGCGAAGCGCTCCGCGCGTCACCCCTAGCTCCGCCGCTGCTGTTGCGTAGTCAACATAGCGCGGCAATCCGGTCACACCGCACTGTGGGCATTCCAGCACGTCACCGTCCTCGTCAGCGACCACGAGCTGGCCACATGTGGGGCAGTACGCCGGCCGGCGGGTTTCTCCTAACAGATACAGCAGCCGCGTCATCACGGGCCCCAGAATCGCGTCCAGAGCCGTTTGCAACTCCAGCCAGCCGGGCTGCTTAGCCCTCACTTCGACAATGTCCATCAATGCCACCAACGCCTCACTGACACGCGGCTCAGATATCCCGGACGTCGCGTCTTGATCCAATACACCCAACACATGCGCGATCTCAGTCAAAGCCTCCGCCACATCACGCTTAATATCAAGAATCGAGATCCGCACCGGCGCCTGATGAGCCGCGATCACCGGATGCCCATTACCATGCGTCGTCATCGTGACCGCCGCATCATCCAGCAACGGCCACAACACCGCAAGCTCCCCCAAACCCGAATCATTCTCAGCCATGACCAGCCCGCGCTTTCAGTGCCTCATACTGCCGAGCTCCACGTTCCCGCATACACTGCCGGCACTGTCGATACCCGGCCGGACTGATATAGGTATTCTCAGTCGTGAACTCATGGCCACGCTTGCAATACGGTTTACCCTTCCCACTTCTGTACTCGCTGCGCGGATTGCGATCGCGATACTCTGCCGCGCGATCTTTACGGCACTGCCGGCACTCCCGATACCCACGATCAGTAATCGTGTTAGCCGGCGTGTACTTATGGCCATGCGCACAATAACCATCCCTTTGGCACCTACCTGCCACAGTCTGCCGCGCCAGTATCGCGGCCGGCTTCAACACACGCAGCGCCGCGGCCGGCTTGCCCGCCTCTAACAACACCACAGCCCGGCTAGCCCGGTCAGTCAACGCCGTCAACGTCATCCTCGAATGAATCACAGGTCACCGCCTGCGCTTTCCCGGCTTCCTCGAACTCGGCGACATTGAAACCGTCGTTGAATCCACGGGCGTAGTGCCTCCAATCGGGCGATGATCTTCGCGGCGGGAATGAAGTTGGCGCACCATTCGTTTGCCGTCTCCAACTCGGCGATCAGTAGGCGTATGTCTTCTGTTTGGACGTGATGTAGCCCTGCCTCGATTTGGCCTTCGCGGTAGCCGCGTCGATGCCACCAGCGCAGACCACCTACCACTTTGCCTATCTGTTCAGGTGTCCAACCGGCTGGGCGTATTGCCCGCATGATGGCGGCCGCGTCGCTGGTGACGGCCTTCTCGTCGATGGTGTAGTCACTCATGGCGCACCTCGTCTGGATTGATACCCGTCCTCAGGTATTCGTCGAGTTTTGCTTCGCACTCATCGCACAGCGAGGCATAGGTGTTTGGGCTGATTGGTGCCCGTACCGTGGCCCAGTGTTGGCAGTAGCGGCACTTTTGACGCTCGGTTTCTTTCGGTCTTCCATTCATGCTGCATCGCCTTTCCGTGTCAGCCAATAGTCGATAGCGGTATCGACACAAGACGGGCAGATCACGTTCTCAGAGTCCATGCGCCAGCCCATCCGGCCGTTGCCGACTAGATCGACTTCCCAATACGCGAAGCGCTGCGGTGCCAGCTCGTAGCCGTCAGGAATGTCATCTGAGTAAGCAAAATCGTGGACGGTGGCATTTCCATTCTTCCGGTGAATAGATACGATCTGCCGTCCGCAGCCGTCGCAGACGCACGTGTCTGCCAGACCCTTATCGTCAAATAGGATGCTCATGCAGACACCTCCAACTCTTTCAACGCCAACCGTCGATCACGTTCACGTTTGCTCGCGCAGGCCCGACAGCGCACGCCCCCGCTCGGCTCGCGGTACCGCACCCCGCCACACTTGCGGCACGGGCCTTCCACAGCAACGCCGCGACGAAACTTGAGCTGGCCATCAGCCCGACGCTTGGATCGTGCGTCGGCCATGCATTGACGGCACTCGAAGTATCCGTCAGGCCGTACATACGTGTTTTGTGGCGTGAACTGGTGTCCGTGGATGCATGACGTCACATGGCCACGTATGGTTTCCCTATGGCTGCGGCGTTCCACCAAGTTGAGCGCCATCAACAGCGTCTTCAATGCCATGTCGCTTCGTCCGGCTTTGAGTTGCCGTACCGCCATCTTGACCGAGCTAGTCATCGTCATCATTGCGCCATCCCCAGGATTGTGCGCACATCGCCCATCTCGTCTAGGCCGTCAGTGTCCCAGTCTTTGGCCTCGCAGCGATCACAGCAATACAGGCCGCCCCAGCCGGGTGCGATGAGTCGCAGTAGTGCCCCATCGTCGGCGTGTCGTCCGCACATGAAGCATTGCGGGCCAAGCTCCGGGTCTGCCGGGTACTCAGCTGTCAATGCCTTCACAACACTCATGTAGTCGTCTACAATCTTGGCTGCTTCATCACTCATGCCGCCATCCCCCGTAGTTCGTTTGCCAGAATCTCGATATGGGCGTTATCAGACACCACATCGTCCAAGATGTTCTGTAATTCGTTCCACGCCTCAACTGACATGATCGCCAAGTGCTCGGCGACCACCGGCTTGTCGTGGCCGTCAAGCAGCACGCCAGATCGCCCAGCGTATGGGCCGGACTGTTTGCGACCGGGGTTGTGTGGGATCATCCCGGCCAGAATCGGGTTCCGTAGGATGCCCTGCACTGTTTGCCGCTGCCATGTCGTGAAGTCGCCCGTCTTTCGTGTTTTCAAGGCAGAGTCAGGTATCGGCACATTTGCCCGTGTGAAAGCGCGGGTGATCGAGTTGACATCCTCGCCGCGTCGGGCCAGAGCCGCCATCTGACGCACATATCCGATACGTTCTGGGTTCTGTCGAATGACTTTGCCTGGCCCGTCTGGGTTGTCTATCGACATATATCCGTACGGGACACCCCCGCCAGGCCAGCGACCAGTTTTCAAGATAGTGTCGCGTGCAGCTCGTACCCTCGCGGATATGGCGGCGGCTTCCATTTCGCCGAACACTGCAAGCATCGTGGCGAAGGCCCGGCCCTGTGGCGTGGTCATGTCGATTGGGTCTTCCACAGCGACCAGGGCGGCGTCACGGGCCTGCAATGTTTCATCAACATTGAGGAAGTCCAGCACGCGGCGGGCCAGCCGATCGACTTTCCAAATGATTACGATGTCGAAGCCGTCAGCCGCGAGTAATGATGACCAGCCTGGTCGTTCCTCGGGCCGGTTCTTTGTTGCAGAGACGCCGTCGTCGATGAACTCGCCGGTCACTTCCCAGTTCCGGGCCTCCGCATATTTCCTGCACGATTCGACTTGACGTTCAATCGAAACGGACTCTTCCGTTGTGACACTGATCCGGGCATATATGGCGCACCGATGGAGTCCCCCAGCCTTGTCACTCATGGTCGTCACTACTCTCAACTTTGCCGCCACAGACTGGGCAGTCGATGAGATAGTCATCACCGGTGCCGTCCCCGCCGCATGGCGATACCCAGACAGTCCCTTGCCCGTGGCAATGTGGACACCGGGCTGTCATGTCACTCATGGTCTGTGGCCTCGCTCTCGATGATGAACTGGTCTGCGGACGTGTCCATCCAGTCGATCAGGGCGACGAACGTGTTGATATTCATGGCTTTGATCTGGGTGGCCCGTTCGATCACACTGGCGCTAACACCGGCTTGTCGTGCCGCTTTCCGAACCGACAGTCCGTCGGCGGCGAGCTTGGCGGCTATGGCGGCGGTGAATATGTCACGCCGAAACGTCCTACTCATAGTCTGTGGCCTCGCTTCCGACGAGGGCTATATAGGCCCCATGCCGTACCGGGCCTGCGATCTTCCCGCAGCGCTCGCACATCCAACTGCTAGTGATGTCGCTGTAATAGACGCCATGATCGTCAGCTATACCTTCAGCGCTGCTGGCGGCGTGTGCTGCCTGCCAGGTTCGGAACGACCGCTCACCATCCTGGAAGCCCCTCAAGTAGGCATCATCAAACTCTGACGCGGTTTCCTTTGATTCCGTGCCAGAGTTTCCAAGGTTCAATGAATCCTCGTCGGCTGCCTCGGTTGTCGCGTTGTAGCGCGGCGTGAACTGTTCGCATGGGCATCCGCTGTAATACTCGCAGCCAGTTAGGGTGCCACCGTAGTTCTGGTGCTGGTAGCCCTTGTGTCCGCAAGTGCAGACGTCGGCAGCCCCCTCGGTGCGCTTCGCCTTCTTGTGCTTCTTCGGCTTGTATGGCCCTGGCCCCCACCCTTGAGTCTTTGGCACCCTTACCGTGTGACGACGATCACCATCGGCATTCTGAACGACGACATCGACCCATCCCTCTGGCGGCTCAGTTAGCGCCAAGGCGATTGCTGTCACCGCGTGGGCGATGGCCCCCAGATGGGCGGCCTGCACGTCATACAGCCAGCCCGTCCCCTTCGCCGCTGCTTCCGTCGTAGCCTGCGTCATGCTTTCAGCCAACTTCGTCCAGTCACGGGCTGTCATGGAGTTAGTCATGGTTCACCGCCTCAATCCGAGTCAGGTAGAAATGGATTCTGAACGTGTCTCTACTCATGGTCTGTCTCGCTTCCGACGAGTGCGATATAGGCCGCGTGGAAGCGGTGCATCCTGGTAATGAATGCGGATCGCTCGTACGAATACTCAGCCGCATACAAGGATCGTTGCCATCCGCATCTGCACTTGACTACCACATGGTCATCGTAGGAATACAGTTGCAACCAGTGATGGCGGGCGATCTTCTCAGCCAGTGTCTCGGCTTCGTCGCGTGTAAGGGTCGCGGCTGTCTTGACTGAAGCAGGGTTCGATGAATCCTTGACGGGTAGCGTGAACATAGGGCAGTCGCAAAACGTCGAGTTACACGCAAAACCGACGCCGCCCGGACCGATGTGGTAACCAGCGGAGTGCATACTCGCGGGATGACCACACTTGACGCATTCCACTGCGTCCTCGGTTGTCGCGTTGTAGCGGGGTGTGAACCGCTGGCAGGGGCAGTCACTCAGACCGGGGTCCAGGCACATCCCGCTAGTCGCCTGGTGCTGATACGCCTGATGCCCGCACGTGCAGATGTCGCTAGCCTCGGGTGTAGAGGTATCATCCGGGTGTTCCACGGTCGGGTCGAGCGCCACGGTGCCCAACCGGACAGCTGTAGCCATGTCCGCGATCTTCCGCGCACGCTTGTGCTTCTTCGGTTTGGTGACCTGTAGGGCGATAGCCGTCAAAGCGTTAGCAATGGTCAACAACACGTCAATACGTTTGTCTTCTGTAGGCGTGCCGCTGTCCCAGCCGTGGACATAGTCGAGCCGCTCATTCGCGAGTGTGGCCCGATCTTTGGCTGTCCAAAACGCCGTCATATTATTACCTCCGTTCGCCACCTTGGATGGTGGATCGTGCCGCCCGTCGAATCGAACGACGACCGCGCTGTGGGGTCACGCGGAGCGCCTGCGGCGGCTGGTAGCCGTAGCTACCGTGGCCCGTTACCTCAACCGTCCTCTAGGAGAGGCAGGAGGTCAGGGCCTGTGTCCGGTGGCGGAGACCCACCGGACGGCTCCTCCTCACTTATCGCGATAGGGGCGTGGACGTGTTGACGGGTCGGGCGCAGGCCATAGCCGCCGATCAGACGAGCAGCTGCACGCACCTGGGTTGTTAACAGTATTGACACCGCCGTCGACATGGCTTTGCGCCATACAAAGTCGTAGTGCTTTCCCTCCACGCCTTTACGTAACGCGGCCAACTCGGCCGGTTTGACACCCAGGCCGACAGCGTTCAACATGTCCTCACCGGGGCTGTCCGCGGCGAGTTCTGCGACCAGGCCGGCTAGTTCATCCTCGATCGCCGTCAGGCGTGCTGTCACATCAGACATAACGCCTGCCCTCCACATCCGGCTCCCCCGGCGATGTCCAAGGCCGCCACGGGTTAGGAGTGAACCGCCAGGCTCGCGCCTCGGCGGGCGATAGGCTGGAATCATGGATGCTGGTGCTGTCGTCGCGTTGATTGTCGGGTGCGTGGCCGGCGCCGTTGGTGTCGTGAGCCTTTTCCAGGCCCGCACAGCGAACCGTGTCGCGGAGAAGGCGAACAGCCTCGCCGAGGTTGCTAATCAGACTTCCGGGGCTGCCGTCGCCCGGGCCGAAGAGGCAAACCGCATCGCCGAGCAGGCAAACCAGATAGCCGAGGCAGGCCGCGATATCGGTGCGGCTCAACTCAGTTTGGCCCGAGATCTTGTCGAATATACGTGGACCTTCCAAGCCGATGAAGACGGCCAGCCCATCGCCATCCGAAATGCTTGCGCCTATGCCGCACTTCGGGTGACCGTGAAAATCACGCACAATACCGAGACAGTTTTTGAAACCGTCCAGGACTACGTAGCCGGCTTCGATGAAGTCCCGCTCGACCTTGGCCCAGCCTGGCAAGAACACATAAGACAAGTCCGGGACGCACCTTGGCACACCATCATGTGGCTTGACGGTCTCCCCGCTGGTGGACGGCACGAGGCTGTCACTATCGTCTTCAAGGCGTGGATCGACTGCGTCACGCCCAGCCAGTCCCCTAGACACTATGAGGTCGACTACAGCGTTCGCCACGGACTCGACGATGGCCAGGTCAAACTCATGCCCTTCCCGAAGAAGACCGTCAGCAGTTAGCCCGCTCATGACCCCACCTGCATCTCGTATTGCTCTTTAAGCCAACGATCCACATCAGCACGCCGGTACCGCACCGAGCCGACAATCTTGAACGACTTCGGGCCAACGCCGGCGTTACGCCACCAGCGCAGCGTGCCCGTCGGCACCCTGATCGCCTTGGACACATCAGCCGTCGTCATGAACTCATCATCCAGAGACGGTGCAGACACTTTCTCAACCATCAGAACACCTCCTCGGTGTCGAGCCGGGGCGCGGCGTCGGCGTTGGCATAGCGCGGATCGTCGGCGAGCCATTCGAGTCGTCTTGCTTCCCGACGTAAAAGTTGCGCCAGGCTGCGTGGGCGCCCGCCATAGCCCAGGTCCTCGACAAGACACGCCAGTGGAACCAATTGCCGCTCGGACAGGAACAGCTTCACCGTCTCGCCCCGGTATTCGCGCGACTCTTCAAGCGTGCGGTCGCGGCCGTGCTGGCGGCAGAAGTCGTAACACGACCGGCACCGCCCGGCGGCGACAATCTGCGTGACCTCACCACAAACCACACAAGCAGCAACCCGATAGTTATGCATTTTGTCGCCCGGGGCGATGTGAAGGGCATCCTCGATAATGGTCCAAGTGTCGCCGTAAGCGCGAACCATAAGACGGTTGCCGCGTTTCCCAAACGTCACCATGTGCCCGTCAGGCAACACATCGAGCAGCCGACGGGGCGACGCCTGCCCATACAGATCCGCGACGTCGTCGAGCGGCACCCACGACCCTTGTTCCTCAGACATGGCGCCGACCCTCCTTACCAAGCGACCGGCCAGCCGGCGCCAAGCCGACGAGTTCCTCAACGCTGCCTGAGCTCGCGTCAGCTGAGGCACGGCCATCAGCCGTCTCCTCTACACTGGTTTTTGACGTTTGACATTCCGGGCCTGATGTCGAGTGAAGGGAAGAATCATGGAGGATTTGCTGACTGCGGACGACCTGCTCGATGAGCTTGGTCGTTTCCAGAAGAAACTCACTCAGATCGAAGCTCATTTGACGAGTATTCGCCGCGAACAACCGGTCAATGAGGAGCTCATAATTGGGTTCGCATGCGATATGCATAAGAAGGCCCGCAAGTTCGCACGACGCATGGACAGTCTTATCGGCGCGACGCTCGCCTAGCTTCACCGGCTTGTGGCCGGGCATACTTGCGAGCTTATCCACGAACCGCGCGAACACTGACTCATGCCGGGTCATGACATCGAACACAGCATCCGTCAGGTCATTTCGCGCTGAGTTGAACGCTCGTACTTCTTTCTTAAGCCCGCTCATGCCGACACCTCGATGTCGTTGATCGGCGCGACAACCCCGTCGGCAAGCCCCGCATAGTTGGCGTCAGGGACGAACTGCAAAAGCTTAGCCGGATCGGCACCGACGACCGAGGCGATCAAGGCAAGATCTGTGAGTGTCCATGCCGTCAATCCGCGCCACTTCCGCGACACGGTTGACCTATCCATTCCGGTGGCCTTCGCCAGATCAAGTCCTGAGAGATCTCGTCGGCCGCACTCGGCACGAACATTGCCCGCGAGTACCAAACGGATCCAGGCCGCTGCGTCATCGATGTTAAGCGATAAACTCCGCCTATTTTGATTCCTGTAATGACTCATACAGGAAGCATATTCTTTGACACGCGATAATTGGCAACATTTGTGGAATATCGGCGTGTCGTGACAATATTGAGTTATGACGGTATTAACTCTTGACGAGTGGGTCGACACTGAGGTGGGTGCGGCAATTCAGAGCACAACTTGGCGCCAAAGGCTCACTGGAAGAAAACTTGCTGCAAATGTTGGTCTTGGTCAATCCACCTTGTCGAAGAAAATGCGCGGTCAGGTGGCTTGGGAGGCGTCAAACATCTGCAAGGTTGCGTTGGCGACCGGCGTTGAGCCAGCCTCATTCTTACCGACCTTGGCTGAACTCCGGGAAGCGCAAGCTTTGTACACCACCAGGGACTTGAACCCTGAACCCGCAGATTAA